ATTTACTATCTCTATAAACTTTTTATTCTGTTCATTAATATCCACGACTATTCCTAATTTATATTCATCTACAATTTTACCTAAATATGTTCCTTTTGATGCAAGGACAGGCTTCTTAAACAAAATCCCGTCATATAAGCGATTTGGTAGTAATGTAGTTACTTCTAAACTTCCATTTCCATAAACAGAATTTATAAAATCAATCCCTTTATATATTTCTGGTTTATCTGCGTTATTAAAATCGCCTTGAAATAGAACGTTTTTTATATTATTTCTCTTGCAATATGCTTCTAGATCGCAATCCAAATTTTTTCTGCCAATATAAGCTAACTGATATTTAGGGTTATTGGCAAAAACATTTATCAATTTGCAGTTTTCTTCAAAATATCTAATCCCACCAACAAAACCTATTGTTATTTTCTCTTTATTCTTTAAATCAACACCTTCTTTTTCCTTTGGGAAATCACTTCCTATATTATGACAGGTGATTATTTTATTACTTTGTGGCAAAAACGCTTTGAATCCGTTTGAAGAAATTGCTGTGAAATATGAATTGGCTATAAGTTTCTCTACAATTTTTTTGTACCAGCTATATTTTTCATAACTATAGTCGCGAATATCCAATATATATTTATCAACATACTGTTTCAGTAAAATTTTATGAATCAACACACCTGGTAATGTAGTTAAAACTATGAGGTGTGTATAATGCTCTTTGCGAAGAATCTTTTCTATTTGCTGTTTAAACTTCAGCATAGGTATGATCTTTTTAAATTTACTTATACCCGGTTCACATCTCACATGTACGGTATATTCGTTGATATTTTTACTTACCAGGGCATTATTGAACCTGTCCCAAAATATACATTCATATTGAATGTTTGCTTTTTTAAGTTCATTCTCGTATACCTCTACATACGGAATAAAGTTTCTTTCTCCGAAACCGATAATGCCTATTTTCATTAATTTCACCTATTATAGAACTAGTATATATATACTTCATCCTAAAATATATTTTGCTGTTTCCATGCTCAAACAATGCACCCAATACCATCTTGACATGCCATGACTGCGATAAATGTTATATTTGATTCTTGCTCTATACCAAACTTCTTTCAGACTTTTTCTTGTGCTCATACCGCCAAAAGAAAAATTGGAAATAACTTTATCTATTGTCACTATTTTTTTACCGGCACAGTGAACTGAAGTAATAAAATTAAAATCATCATACATGTCGCGGCACGCATAAGGAAATTCAGTAAGGATCTTTTTAGTAGCAAACATTGCCGGATGACACCAGCCATTTGTTGTCCAAAAACTTCCCAGTTTTGCGTGTTTTATCATGTCACCTGTATTTTTTTTGATACGTATACTTCCCCAGGCAGCGTCATAATGTTCTTGTTCATACAATTCAGCCATAACGGAAACTGCTTCCGATTCATACCAATCATCTGTATTAATGGAACCAATAATAGTACCATTAGCAGCTACGACACCTTTATTAAGTGCGTCATACATACCGTGATCAGGTTCTGATATGATGCGTAATGTTTTTCCTTTTTGTTCAGCAAATTGAGGCAAAAACGATTCTGCTATTTCAACTGTATTATCTTTTGAGTCTCCATCTATAATAATGTACTCAATGTTCGGATATGTTTGGGCAAGCACAGATTCAATAGTTCTGGCAATAGTAGCTTCGCTATTATAGGCTACGCTTAAAACAGTTACTAACATCACTACTGTTACACCTACTTTCCCTGTACTCCTTCGGTACTGCTTTTTGTCAGCAGAACTTTGAATGTTTGCAACATGATCATCAGGTCTGTTTTGACGCTGACGTCCTGTATATACAGCAGGTCGTAGATCAGCTTGTCATAGGCACTGGTGTTGTATTTACCTGCTATCTGTGCCAGGCCCGTGATACCTGGTTTTACGTTATGCCGGTAATCATATTCAGGCTTTTGGGCAATAAACTGCTTAACGAAGAACGGCCGTTCCGGCCTAGGGCCGACGATACTCATTTCGCCTTTCAGCACATTGAACAGCTGCGGCAACTCGTCAAGCCTGGTAGCCCGCATGAATCTGCCGAATTTAGTGATCCTGGGATCACCTTCCGCTGCCAGCACCGGTCCGCATTTGGCTTCTGCGTCCTGCTTCATACTGCGGAATTTATGTACAAAAAAAGTTTTGCCATACAGTCCGACACGTTCCTGTGAATACAGTACCGGCCCTTTGCTGTCCAGTTTTATCATAACTGCTGTTATCAGCATGACTGGCGATAGTATAATCAAAGCAGTTACCGCTACGGCAATATCTAAAATCCGTTTCAGTACTCTCTGTTCTGCTGTCAGCAGCATACGTGTTACACGCTGCATCGGTATATCATCAACTAATAAAAAGCCTGTATTCTTGCATGCCAGTTCATACAGTGTCGGTACAAAAAATATTTGTTTCTTCGTGCTGCGCGCATAACGCAGTATTTTTTCTTTGTCTGCTATCGGCAGTTCCGCGCCAATAAAAACATAGTAGTTAGCGTCGATAAGCTGCTTCCAGTTGGTCTGTTGACAGCTGTCACAAACAGACTGCAATGACTGCTCCATTCCATAAGTTTTGGCAATTTTCTTCTGGATGCGTGCTGCTTCTTCACCAGCTGCAAATAATACAGCCGTCTGCTTGGGAAAGTGCTTCCATTCCCACTGGTGACAGATATATTGCCAGATTGCCAGCAACACAAACGAAAATACCGCTGAATAAACAAGTACAACACGTGAATAATCAAACTGACGAAAAAAGAAAGTCATGGCCATCGCTATGATGTAAATATTGGTTACCGCTACCAATAGATTCAGAAAAATATCTACCAGCTTTTTGCGGATCAGACTGAACAAGCCATAGACGTTGAACATAAAGAACATCATAATGACCAGGATCGGCAGAAATTCCAGATGGAAAGCTATCTTATCCGTTTGTTTATTACCAAGTTCCAATACCATAGCGATGCTGGTAGCCAGATACAAACAAATTATGTCACCTATGATCAAAATTATCTTTCGCAGCAAAGAATTATATCCCACTAGAATTCACCTACAGCATTGTTATTATTTGCTTCTATGATTATTTAAAACAAAAGCACTTTGTTCCGCCAAAACTACCGGTAGATAGTCAATAACAAACAGAAGTGCAGACAAAAAATAATTTGTATATTTATCGTATTTAGGTATTTTAAATTTCATTTGGTTCATTTTTACATTTTATCCTTAAAATACTTTTTTGTTCCAAATAATTTCAATTAGAATTATACCACACGAGTCCCCCCCCGCAAGACATTTACAAATAAATGAATCAAACTTATTCTGGTCTTGCTATTACTTTTGCATCGCTCTCTACGCGATCGCGATGCTTAGCTAACGCGATACATGTTTATAAAAACCCACAGGACATAAAAAAACAACGTCGCTTTCAGCGACGTTGTTTTAATATAGCGCGACAAAATGTCTAGGATTTTGCGACAATTCCTATAAGACAATTATTTATGCAAAAAAGCCTGTTTAAATATCGTTTAAACAGGCTTTTTATATTGTATAATCACATTATTGAAATTAGGAGTGTGATTATATTATTATGCAGAAAATTAAACGAAGAATGAAACTACCAAATGGCTTTGGCAGTATTATTTTTTTACACGGTAACCGCCGTAGACCATGGGCCGTACTTAAAACAATTAACGGCAAATCAAAGTACATAGGTTACTTCCCAACACATGCAGAAGCATTGATTTATTTAGCCGATTGCAATAAAGACCCGTCTATTTATCTTCCGTCTTTAATCACTTTTAGCGAAGCATATCAGCTTGAAATGGCAGAGCGTAAAGCTAAGATCGCCAGCGTCACGGCCAAAAATTATGAAGTAATTTTTGGATATTGCAAGCCTTTGCACAATAAGCCGCTTACCAGCCTTAAAGTTGCCGATTTACAGGCCGTAATAAAAAAACTGTCAGACAAAGGTATTGGCCATGCTACACAGAAAAAAGTACGGCAACTATATCATAATATTTATAACTATGCCGTTAAGTATCAAATCATACCGCCTACTGCTGACATATCACGATTTGTAGATATTGATCTGCCCAAAAGGACCAAAACGAAACAACCTTTTAATACCCGCCAGCTTAATAGGGTTAAAGCGCTTGCTGATAGTAATGATCCTCTAGCGCCTTATGCAATGATCGTAATAATGATGTGTTATAGCGGACCAAGGCCAAGCGAATTTTTAGCACTTGAAAAAAACGATGTCAAATTGCATTCCCGATTTTACCGGATACGAGAAAGTAAAACCGAGGCTGGTAGAAACAGGCTAGTACCTATAAGCAAAAAGGTCGTACAATATTATGACTATTGGTTGCATCGTCCAGGGAAAACTCTTATTACAGACCGGGACGGCAAGCAACTGACATACCACCGCTTTCTGCGCATTTTTGATAAGGTTATGAAAGTTACTCGCTGCAAACATAAACCACATGAGTGCCGCCATACTTGCGCTACATGGTTAGATGATAAAGGAGCTAATAAGCTATCTATCAAAAAAATATTAGGCCATGCTACACAGGATATTACTGACGGCACATATACCCACAAAAATATACGCCAGCTAAAAAAAGCTATTGACCTTTTGTAAGTAATTTGCAAGGATTTTTTGCAGAAATACTCTAAAAATCACTTAATAAAGCCGTTAAAACGTAAGTAATTTGTGTGTGATAATTTTAGTAATTCAAAACCGTTGTAAAGCCAGTATTTATGCGCTTTCTGTTGGCAAATATGGTTTTAACTGTTCTGCTGTTGTGCAATTAGCAATTTCGGCACGCACTTTTTCAAATCCGCCGTAAGCCGTATATTGCTGCGCTTTTACAAGATTTCCTGCTTCCATCATCTGATCACGCGTTACCTCTAAAAACGACTTTTTAGACAGATTATTTTTATCTGTATAAACCCTGTACATCGTGATATCGTTTTCCATAAGTGTCAAAGCAACCTGCCAGTTGTTCTGATCATCGTCATTGCAATCGAACCCATAACCGCTGCTGTCTTGTAGCCATACGATAGCATGCTTTTGAGCATCATATTTTTGATATTGGTAGTTTAATGCCTGTTCACGCAGTTCTTCGAGTGTCGGTGGCACATATTCCCTAGCAGCTTTAGCAGCTATATAGGAATCAATAGCAGCGATTTTATCCTCGATGGCTTTAATCGGTTTATCGCAAAAATCACCATTTACGACAGCATGGCTCTGCTGATCGTCATAGATTACCTCGCTTAATGTTACCTCGCCAGCCTGTAAACTACCGCCGTCAACAATAAAGTTATCAGGGCTATCCTTATACATCTTTTCCTCGTTAATTATTAAAACCTCACTGTTCAATATTTGAAAACATTTCATAAGTTATCAATCCTTTCTTATTTTTCTGTCGGAGAACTACCTGCACATAGCCATACAGCTACAATCAGCACAGATGGAGAACATACGCATACAGCAGGTAGTTTAGGTCCGATTGACGGGCATTCAGGAAACAACTATGCAAAATATCACTTTGCCGATGGAGAAACTGGTTCTGCAGGCAGTCATGCTCATACACTTAGAATTTCTGATACAGGAAACAGCCAAAGTCACAATATAATGCAGCCATACATTGCTGTTTATTGCTGGCGCAGGTCGGCATAAAAAGCTGTCGGGGAACTGCCAGAACATGGACACATCGCAACATGTAGCACTAATGGGGAACACGTTCATACAGCACCTACTTATAACGGTTCTGGTGGTGCTCCTAATGGTAGGATATCCGAAGTTGATAGGGTTAATAGAGCAAGCACAGTCACTGTAGATAAGGCTGGTAGCCATAGTCATACCATTTCTGTTTCAGATACTGGTAAGAACTTGTCCCACAACAATATGTCCCCATATTTATCAGTTTATATATGGAAAAGAACTGCTTAAGCAATTCTTTTCCAGCAGAAAATTGATATAAAAGGTGGCATATTTTGATGAGGTTGATTGTTTCCTGCAACTGAAACATTAACACTAGGTGTAATATTAGCATGAATGTTGAGATAATTTTGAGTATGTCCTCCACCACCCCCAGTTAATCCCTTGCTACCTTTAGTAACTGTTAAAATCCCTGAATAAGAAGGGCTATCTGCTCCAACAAAATATCCGGCACTTCCTGTTAAATTAACTGTGTTTGATACTATTTCATGAAAATGACTCGGCAGTTCCCCGACAGCTTTATGCCGTCCGCTTCCACATATAAATTGCAAGCCAGGGCTGCATGTTATTGTGAGCTGTTCCGTTGCCAGTATCGCCAATAGTTAAGGTGTGGCTGTGCAAGCCTGCCGCAGGGCAGGTGTATCCCATATTAGCACTCATATTACGGTGCATACCGGGATTACCACCGTCGCTGTATAAATTAAATGTATGGCTGTGTTCACCATCGGTACTAATCGTAGCCTGATGACTGTGCTTCGGCAGTTCCCCGACAGATAACTGATGTTCGTGTTCGCCACCGGTACTGCCAGCTTGGTATTCTA